CCGAGCCAGAGGCGGTCGCTGCACCGTAGTTGCCAGAGGCGGTCGCTGCACCGGAGTTGCCAGAGGCCGTCGCTGCACCGGAGTAGCCAGAGGCGGTCGCTGCACCGGAGTTGCCAGAGGCCGTCGCTGCACCGTAGTTGCCAGAGTTAATAGCCGAACCATTCTTCGCCGTTGACGAACTACCCGTAGCGGGTTTTGCACGGCTGGTTGTGTATTCAATCGCCGCCTTGATTAGGCCCGCGAGGTTAATCTCGGCCTTGACTGTGATCTTTGAGCTAGCGACCTTCGTGTCATCGCCGTGTCGGGACAGTTCGCCGGACTGTTCGACGATGGCGAAGCGGGACGTTCCAGGCCTGTAGTACTGGAGAACATGAAGCGGGTACTCGCAGGCATGAAATCCGCCCGAGCACGCCGCAACTTCACCCTTGTGCTCGTACGACTTGCCGACCTCATACTGATGGCCACGGCACTGCATGTTCTCGTCGAATCCCTTGTAGGTGACGATGGTCGGTGACGTAGCTTCCTTTTTCTTAGCCATGCGATACCCCTTAAAGGATGCGAAGTAGGAGGAAGACGAAAAGGTCAATTGCCAGCGCGATACCACACGCCTTAGCCGGGCCCTTCCAGTAGCTAACCGATAGCGAAGTCATTAGCCGCGTCCTCGTCCTGTCGGTGGATGGCAACCTCGGCCTGGTCTTTCGCGTACCGGGTCGTGATGTAGTGGTGGATCAGCCGACCGGCTTCGGTGAAGTCGCCAGACTGCAAGGCGTCGAGGATTGGATTGGGGCGACCCGGCTGTTCGATGCTTGCCTCGGACATCCCCAGTTCCCACGTCTCGCGGCTGCGGAGTTCCGTGGCGATCTGCTTGTTGAGGCGATCACGTTCGGCTTCTGCCTCGCGCATCTGTTCTTCGTACTGGGCCAGTGCCCACGTTGCGTAGTCGGGTTGGGCGCTCATACGAGACCAGCCATGTGCCCGAGAGCACCGATAAGGATGAAAGCGGCGAACGCTGCGAGGGTTTTCATGCGGCGTCTCCCGTGCGTCCCTTGTGCTCGTGGACGCGATGCATCACGAGGGACCAGCCCTGCGGTGCGACGGAGCCAGCCACCACCCGATACACGATCTGGCCGTTAACCCACCGGCAGACGCGGACGTGGCTGAGAGGGAACTGGAGAATCGTTGCGTTCATGGCTCAAGACTCCGGAGAGAAGCTTTTGAGGGCCGCAATGTCGCTACGCAGACGCGCATGGAGCGACGGCTGGTCTGCGATGGACATCGAATTGAGGATCACCTGCGCGGTATCGAGAAGACGCTGGAGGGCGTTGTTCTTGGCGATGGCATTCACACCCTTGCGGGCCGCTGCCACCGCGTCTTCCTCAGCTACGGCGAACTGCACATCGCGGGAGGAAACGAGGGTCGGGTAGGAGTGGGCGGGGAACATGGCTCAGCCCTCGACCGTGAAATTTCGAGCCAGCCACTCAGCGTGCGATGCAGCTGAGCCCGCTTCAATCCTGAGTTCACTCTGAAGCGTTAGGCGGTCCGTGCTCTCCAACACGACGCGACAGGCGATCACCGTGTCAGCGTGGAGTGCGAGGGCTTCGAGGATTTCATTGCGGGTCGCGGTGAGCATGGTTGTCTCCTAGCCGCTTCGCCGGGATGGCGGGGTGGGCGGCTTGGAGCTATTAAACACCCTGTGTACCTATCGTGTCAACACCCTGTTTAGATATTTTTCGTGAAGACGAAAAAAAGCCCGCTCTAAGCGGGCCTGTGTGCTTTTGTTGCGCGTCGGGCTTACGTCTTGCAGGACACCATCAAGGACCGCGTATTACCCGCAGAGCCAAAGAACCCACTACCTGACCCTCCAGCCATACCGTTACCGCCCTCGCCGTCCTTACTGATGATGTCGTAGCCATGCGGGCACCTGTCCCCCGCCTTCTCGTAGCAGTAGTTCCACGACATGGCTGCCCCGGAGCAGTTTATGGATATACCCGCCCGACCATCAGGCATGACGGTCTTGTGGGCAACCGCACATCCGGCCAGTGAGGCCACCGCAATGGTGACCGAAAGCACTTTGACGATCAGCATTTCCTACCCCTCCCAGCTTCCTATCCAACGAACTTTCCCGATGATGCTTATCGGGTGCCTTTTGTTTCCCATTGCCTTGGCGCTTCGCCAGTTGTGGTCCCCGGAGGGGTTGTCTGCCCGGAAAAACACCATATCGTCCACAATTTCGCAGCGCTTCACGTTGTACTCGGTGTTCCCCGACCCTTCCATAGCGATGACAAAAAGGTCTCCATCTGAGGGCTTCGTGTCACTTGTATCGAACATAACCGCATCACCCTCCCTGATGCGGGGGAGCATGGAATCGCCCTTCCCATAGAGCACGGCCAGCTTGTCCGGCCTAAGCCTCTTTCTGGCAAGGGAATCGGCACGAAACTTAAGGTTGTGGGTTTCCTCGTACTCAACCGCCTCTCTGCCGTGTCCTAGTCCTACGGCCATCGCATATCCCCTGATGTCATTCCACTCGGCGTCCTTTACCGGGCCGCCTCTGACGCCTGGCACCGAGTCGTCGCCAAGAAGCCAGTTAGCGTCTGCCCCATATATCGCCTGTGCTGTAAGCGCGCCGTCCCTCGATATCCCTCGCGATTCCCAATTGTTAAGCGTCTGAGCGCCGATATTCAGGCGTTCGGCAACGCGAGCTGGCTGTGTGTCCCCCCGGTCGGCTGCGACCCGGTAGAGCTTCTGGATTGATGGGTGGCGAGTCGGCTCATTCATGCCCCGGATTGTTTGCCCACTAAACGCGACGTTGTTACACAGCGTGTTGACAAGACTACTCAACATGGTGTGTAATAGCCCCCAAGATGAGCAAAAAGCACCCCGACCACGAAATCATCGCCGCACTGGGTGGCCCATCAAGGGTTGCCCGGATGCTTGACCTTCCTTTGATAGGCGGGGTGCAGCGTGTCCACAACTGGACCACTCGCGGCATCCCCTCAGCCGTACGACTTAAGTACCTCGTCCTGTTCGCACAGACTGAGACCGGAAAACACATCTAACCAACTCCTAGGCCGCAGGGTCATCCCTGACGGCCTTTATTTCGCCCTAAGCCCATAAACCAACACAAACCAAGGCTAGTAGCCATGCACCAACAAGAAATTCGAATCCTCAGTCAGACGACCCCGTTGGACGTTGTTGACGACTCGCTTATTGAGCGGTGCGTGACGTTCCAGCAGGCGCTAGCTATCTCTCGGGCCATGGCTCGCCGAAAGCCGAATGACGCCAGCCTGGCTGACTCCATCGGGGTTCTGCCCTGCGTGTGGTCGCGCATCCAGAACAAGCCGAAGAATCGACCCGCCTATCTTCCGGAGGAAGCCTTCGCGGTCCTATGCAACGAATTGGGCAACGTCGGGCTCATCCAGTGGCTGGCCGCTCAGGTGGGGATGCAGGTCGTCCCGAAGCGGGAGACGCGGGAACAGGCGCTTATCCGTGAGCTTGAGGAAATCCAGGCCGCTAAGCAGGCGAGGGCCGCATGACCAATCGATCTTTCAACGGCGTCGCGCTAACCGATGAGTCTATTCGCAGGACTCGAAAGTGGTACGCAGACAACGCCATGGCGTGCATCGCTGAAGCCGAGTCCGGACACGTTCGCGTTAACGATATGGACGAGTACAGGGATCGCTTTGAGCGAAGCGCCGAGCGTTCGCTTGCGGGGCTTGAGGACGGAACGCTGTCGTTTCTTCAGCTCGCCTACTTCATCCAAACGGGCGAAAGCGTCCCGCTTCTTCCGAAATGAAGGTGATGACCTATGCCATCAGAGATCCCCACATGACGCCAAGCGCCGTGAGTCGCCACGTATCGCCAGTGCGCTCAACGAGTCTTAGCCGAGCCATGGATTCCATCCGTTCGGCAGTCATCAAGTCCCTCATCCACCACCTGGGTCTTTTCATCACCAGGGCACGCAGGACCACATAGCACTCAGGACTTAAATCTTCTCGGTTCATGGAATGAGGCCATAGCTCCCCCAGCGTCCGTAAGTAAGCAACACCTCGCGTCAACGTAACGTCCACAGCAGGTAACCAGATGGCTCGAATCCGTTCAATCAAGCCCGAGTTCCCGCACTCCGAAAGCATGGGGCGCGTGTCTCGTGATGCACGGCTTTTATTCATTGAACTCTGGACGATTAGCGACGATTCGGGGAGGACTCGCGGGTCCTCGCGAATGCTCGCGAGCCTTCTTTTCCCCTATGACGACGATGCTCCGAAGCTGATTGGCGGCTGGCTAGGTGAACTTGAGCGTGAGCACTGCATTGTCCGGTACGTAGTTGAAGGCAATAGCTACATCCAGGTACTTAACTGGTTGAATCACCAGAAGATTGATAAGCCGTCCCAGTCTAAGATTCCACAATTCGACGAATCCTCGCGAATCCTCGCGAATCCTCGCGAAGGTTCGTCGGAGGAAGGGAAGGGATCTAAGGAAGGGAAGGGAGAGGAGGGAGTCGCGACTACGTCGCCCCCTACCGACGAACCGAAGAAGTCCAAGTCGGTGACGTTCACTACTTGGTTCCGTTCGATCCCCGAGGGCGAATCAGGCATCCCGGAAGATCACTACGTTTTTGAGTACGCGGACAAGGTTGGTCTACCGAGGGACTTCCTTAGCCTCGCCTGGGATTGGTTTGAGGACCGCTACTCAACCGATGGCAAGAAGTACGTCGACTGGCCGTGCGTGTTTGCAAAGTCGGTCAAGGGCAACTGGGGAAAGATTTGGTGGATTGATGACGCCGGCCAGTATTCGCTTACGACCACCGGTAAGCAGCTATTGAGCGCTTCCGAGAACGCGGTGCTGAACAAGGTGGCCGCATGAACGCCCCGAGCTTCCAAAGCCGATTCGACGGTGAATACGCCCAGTGCCCGCGCTGCACGAAGATTGGCCTTGGCGTCGATTCCTGGCACCCGGCCACGGTCGAGTTCTGGCCGATGTATGGCCGGACGCTGCACTTCGGCCAATGCCTTGCCTGCACGGCTGACCAGCGTGGACGCATGACCGCCCGTCGCCTACTGGGGATTGCCGCATGAGCGCATCTGAGCAGGCCGTGATTGGTGCGATCTTCCTCGACCCGTCGTCGTACTGGCAGGTTGCGGACGTGGTTGGTGTGGAGGACTTCGGCGACCAGCGTTGCGCCCGGCTGTTCGCGAAGCTGAAGGAACTTTGCGACGCCGCCCAGCCGGTAGACGTGTTCGTGGTGGGCGAGTCGTTTGGCGATAACCAGATGGCCGCGTACGCCATGGAGGTGACGAACAACGCCGCCTCTGCTGCGAACGCTCGTGCGTACGCCGAAGTGGTGCGCAGTGACAGTGAGCGCCGGAAGGTAGTCGCCGCAGGACGCAGGATGGCCCTGGAAGCTCCTACGTTCAACGAGGCCCAGGCGATCCTGGCACAGGTAGCACCACGCAACGCGAAGGCCGCAAAACACGTATCAGGGATTCTCAATGAGGTCATGGATGCCATGCAGACGAGGCTTGATCAGGATGGCTCGATCACGGGCACCTCCACGGGCCTAGGCAACTACGACAAACGCACCTCCGGAATGCACGACGGAACGCTGATCATAGTTGCGGGTCGTCCGTCGATGGGCAAGACCACACTAGGGATGCAGGTCGCGGTCAACGTGTCGAATCAGGTGGACTCCCGTCTTGTCCATCCGGAAGGCAAATCCCGCAAGCGCCGGGTCTTCGTCGCCGAAATGGAAATGACAGGATCTGGCCTTACGGAACGGGCTATCTCCTATCTGTCCGGCGTTGACTACGGTCTGATCCGTAAGCCGAAGTCCTTGCAGGATTGCGACTGGCCGCGAATCGTCGGGGCTACGCACCTCCTGAACGACTCCGGGCTAATCATCGACGAGACGCCGGCACAGACGTGCGAGGCGATCATCGCCCGCATCCGGCAGCTGCACATGCAAGAACCGTTGTCTTTGGTCGTCATCGACCACCTTGGCCTGGTCCGCCTACCCGGAAAGGGGCGTCCGGATCTTGAGACAGGGCAGGTTACGAAGGCGTTCAAGAGCCTTTCCAAGGGTCTCGGCATACCGGTCATGTGCCTCGTCCAGCTTAACCGGTCTCTTGAGTCGAGAACGGACAAGCGCCCGATGCTCTCGGATCTTCGAGAGTCAGGAGCTATTGAGGAAGACGCTGACATTGTCGCGATGCTTTACCGAGACGATTACTACCACGCCGACAGCCCACATAAGGGCTATGCCGAGCTTCTGTTCCGCAAGAACCGTGATGGTGAGACCGGCATGGAACCACTTTTTGCCAAGTTGAGCCAGATGCATTTCGCCGATGCGGAGTACCTGCCGAATGTCCCCGATCCCGAACCCCGTCGAACGAGTGGCCGCTTTGGCGGCTTCGCAAATCGCCAAGCGGGAGGCCGCCCGGAATCGTAACCGCGAACAGTTCCCCTACGCCGCCGAGCTAATGGACCAGTTCGCGGAGTTCGATCCAAAGCTGATCTACGCAGAAGAAAACGGACGATCCATCGGAAAGCGACCGGACCAATCCAACATCCTGGATGGCAACCGACTAGTAGCTATGCACGACTACTTCCAATCCTTCAGACAGAAAACGAGGAAATTCAAATGAGCAACTACACGAGCGACGCAAACTACGCGAATTCGTCTTCCGATGCAGGCGCAGCTATCAGCCCGATTTACGAACAGATCGAGTCGCTTGATAAGCGACTTGAGACGACCTACCAAGAGTTCCTGACACTCCTTAAGCGGCTGTCTCCTGTCTTGACCATCCAGGGCGACGACGCCAAGGAGTCAGGCCCTTCGCCTCGGGAGGCAGGCATGTCGCCTCTGCACGAACGGCTTATCACGCTGAACACGAAGGCATCTACCTTCGCTCGTGCAGTGTCCGAAACCCACAACCGAATCACTGTCTGAGGCATGACCATGAACCAGACCACTAATTTCACCCCGAAGCTCCGTACCGGCGATTACGTCGAGGCCAACGGCAAGAGCGTGCCCCACTGGGCCGTCGTGGACAAGAACACAGGCAAGGTCGTGACGTTCGCCAATACCCGCGAATGGGCGCGACAGTTTGCCAGCCACGAGGACGGCGAGCGCATCGCCAAGGTTCACTCGGTGACCTACGAGGTGGCTCACTGATGAGTAACGAAGCAAGCAAGTCCGGCGGTATCGGTTTCGGCGGTCTACTGACCATCGTGTTCATCACCCTGAAGCTGACCGGCGTCATTGCGTGGTCGTGGTGGTGGGTCCTGGCGGCATTCTGGATTCCCCTCGCGGTCGTTCTGTCGATTCTCGTCCTCGCTGCTCTGGTGGGTGCCTTCGCATGATCGCAGTGCTGCCAGCCACGGATAGGGAGTCGGATATCAGCCGCCTAGCTGCCGTGTTGCTGGCAGCGCTGCCAGGGAAGCGGGTCAAGGTCGAGGTTAAGGAGTTCCGCAAGGAGCGCAGCAGCCCGCAGTGTCGATATCTCAATGGCGTGGCCTACAAGCTCCTGAGCGACGCGACCGGCTACGAGAGGGACGATATAAGCGAGTACCTCTGCACAGAGTACTTCGGCGGCAGGGAGAAACGGGTTCCCGGTAAGCGCACGGTGACCGTTCCACTGCGCACCACGACGACAGATGCATTCGGCAAGCGATCCGTCCTGACGACGCAAGAGTTCGCCGATTACGTTGCCTTTGTGCAGCGCTTCGGAGCACAGCACGGCGTTTTCATTCCCGACCCAGACGAGGTGACGTGATGTGTCTTCTCTTTGCATTTATCTGTGCCATCTCTGGCTCCTACGGATGGGCCTTCTTCTGGGCTCTCATGCATCTGGCCCTTCGCCATGACTGACCTCCGCAAGCAGGCTCGTGGCCGTGAATGCCAAGTCCGTTACCCGCAAATCTGTTCATTCAACACAGAAACCGTCGTGCTGGCTCATGTGCGTATGGCGGGCATCACTGGGATGGGCCAGAAGGCTCCCGACCTTATGGGCGCATGGGCCTGTGACAAGTGCCACGGGGAGGCCGATCGACGTACCCAACTCCTTTCTCCCGAAGACGCTAAGCGATGGTTCCTTGACGGCGTCTTCCGGACCCAGCTGCAACTCATCAACGAGGGACTTATCAAATGGTAATCGCGCTGATCATCGCCGCCCTCGTCGCGGCAGGAACTTTGGCCTACTCCGCGTTCCGGGTTCGCTTCCACCGGGAGCGGGCAGAGGATTTTGAGGAACGTTACTTCGGCATGGCCTCCGACAACGTAGACCTGCGCGTGAAACTTCAGGATGCGCAGGAAGCCTACAGCCGCCTTATCGGACAGCGAGCCATGGGATGGGCTGGTGAAGAATTGAGGGTGCACTGATGACTTACAACTTTACGTCTAGCGACTCACCACTCATATCGAAGCTATCCCCACTTGACGAAGGCCGCGAATTCTTCGCATGGGACGCTGCGTATACCGGGAAGGCTCCCAAGCTACGTTGGTGGCATGGGATTCGTGCCGGCGTACTGATACGAGCCGGCAGCTTCTGGATTGGTATCCATTGGTCGTCCTACAACCGTAGAGCCTGCATCAACTTTATTCCGTTCGTGACGATCTGGATCACTGGTCGTTACGGCAATGCACCGGGCGAGGAACGCGACTATGGCTAAGTTCTATATCGGACAACACGTTCGTCTCGTCGGGAAGTGGGAGGGTAAGGGCCATAGCCGAACCGGAGAGGAAGCAACAATCCTTGAGGGCCCTGGTGAGTTCATCGGACCGAACAGTGGCCGCCTTTATACGTGGAGACTCCGTTCAGAGACCTGCGAAAAAATCGTCGCAAACTCGGATGAACTAGAGCCTGCAACGGATTCAAACGACAGGGTTGAGTGGAATGAGTGCCTTTGGTGCCCCGAGCATCTTCGGGAGACGGTATGACTGGACAGTCACCAACGCAGCTTAGCCTCGCATCGCTACGCGCTCAGGGATACGTGTGCTGGATCGTCGAGCACTGGAATGCCTTCACTAAGCGCCGTGTGGACCTTTTCGGCATGTGGGACATCCTGGGAGTTGGACCGCTCGGGACCATCGCAGTACAGACCACGACGACCGGCGTTTCAGCCCGTGTCAAGAAGATCAGTGACGACGACCACGCTGCGGCCTTGCAGGCTTGCCGTGAGGCCGGTTGGACGCTTCATGTGCACGGATGGACAAGCAAAAAGGTCGGCAATCGCCGTGTCTACAACCAACGAATCGTGGATGTCAGCTGATGAGATACGGAACCGAATTTGAGCGATCGATAAAAGTCACATTGTATCGGATCGCCTGCGCCTCATCCTTTCAGCGGCGAACGATGCTGAATGAAACGAGCAAGGACGCTAGCAAGGAAATGGAACGCAACTCGCCGTGGATGACGAGCGATTGGAGTTCGCCAGAGGCCAATCTGCTTTGGCACATCTACGAGCGGGCCGTCTATGACTACGTTGGTATGGGGACGGGTAAGCAACGGTTTGGCAATAACCCTGCCTACCGCAACGACACGGCCGAGACGGGGAATATCACCCTGTCCAACGGCAAGCAGATGAACATCCTGGTTCTTCTAGATATCTCTCCAGCATGGTCATGGGCCCAGATCCAGACGGCCATCAACTACACGAAGATGAAGGAGGCGGCGTGAGTTTCTTTAAGCGTGAGCGGATCATTGAAGTTGAGGTGAAGGTCGAGAAGACGGTCACCGAAACCATTCTAGGAACGCCCGTTAAGGTTGATCTATACGCGTCCATCAAGACCGGTTGGGAATCGTGCATTTGGTTCTCTATCCCATACGAGAAGGTTGTCGGCTACTACCACACATGCGAACAAGCGATGGATGCGAACCCCGACCTGCCGGTGAAGAAGCGGACACTGTGGCGGGTTGGTGACATCTATCTAAGCTCATTAAAGGTTGAGCGCGTCAACGTCTCCCCAAAGCCGAAAGTCGCGAAGGGTAAGAAGGTGACGCCATGACCACCCACGACATCCTAGGCCGCGATACGGACGAAGCCTTTGCCATGCCGGAACTGTCCGATGCTTGTATCGACGCGGCGAACCGGACGGCGAAGTTGTTTGATGCCCATTACCCCGGATGGCAGCTTTACTCGCGCGTGGTTCGTGGGGACACCGTCTACGACCGCCAGCTAGCCGCGTGGGCCATCGGCATGGCTAGGCAGCACACACGTACCCGGAAGACTAACGGGCAGGCTGTGGTGGCTCCTAGGGGGCGTCGGAACGACTGGGTTGCGCAGGCTGGGGTGGACGCGCTGGAATTCACCATCTGCGGACGCTATGGGGAATTCGCCCGAGAGGTTCAACGGCGCCTTGGCGTCCACCACGCCACCTATCTGAAGATACGTGGCGAGCTTGCCTCGATGATGGTTGATGGGATGAAGAATTACACCGTGGAGCTGCACTACAACTTCCACCATGTACTCCGCGAAACACGCAATGCCGCGTGAACTAATTTAGAGATGACTGTGACCATCGAATTTCCACATGGTCAAATCCGTGTGAGGGCGGATTACACGCCTGAGATTCCCGGAAGCCTCTACCAACACGGTCAAAGTGGCCGGTGCTATGGCAAGCCAGAACGTTCCGGGATTGCCGTCGCAACGACGGAGCCTCGTCTGGCGGGACGACCCGGATAACGGTTACCGGGACTGAATTCGATTTATGCGGTGAGTGTCCGTTGCTGACGGACTAATCAGGTGAGCGAGACCAAACCCGGTGTAGCGATACGGCGCGGGTGTATCTGGCGAGATGAGTATGGTTAGCCAGAGGGGTACGGGTTAAAACGAGGCGCCGTCACCAGCGCGCCTATCGCCACCAAGCCGGAGATCAGCGCCGGTTGCCGTAGTGGGGGGAATCCTCCCTAAGCCTCGACCCATGTTTTTTGTAGGTGCGTCAGGTCAATCTCGTTACCGGTAGCAAGATGCCTGAGACCTTCGTATTGGGATCGACCCGGAGAGGCCACCGGGACTATTCCGGGCTGAGCACTGGAGTGCAGACGTCTTTTGCAAGGATGTCGCGGGGAGTTCGATCCTCCCACGGTCCACCATTTACGCGGTTTGGATTGGGAGAACCCGGTCGCCGCACCAGTTATGCCGGTCGAGGCGTACAGCCCGCCCAGCCCCGAATCTGGGCACCGGCACCCTACACAAGCCTTTCGGGAGGCGGTATGGCTCAGACAAAGATGGGATCGTTCGTGGAGGCTTGGGCGAATATCGCCGTTGGCTTCGCGATTAACTGGTCTGCCAACATGATCATCTTGCCGATGTTCGGCCTCAATGGCCTGACGGCCGCTAAGGCATTCGGCATCGGCATCGTGTTCACGGCTATCTCGCTTGTCCGCCAGTACATCCTACGGCGTTGGTTCAACGGACTGAAGTTCGGCAACACGGAGACAAGGGCATGAGCTGCCTACCCTCTGACGCAGAAAGCCGTAACGATTACCCGCTGGCCGATGGACTCCTGTATTACTTCCCGGCTGCTCTCGCCGAGGTAGCTCGGGTGAGTAAGGTTGGCAACGAGCAGCACAACCCAGGTCAGCCGATGCACTGGGCTATGGACAAGTCCACGGATCACGCCAACAAGATCCTGCGGCACCAGCTCGACGCTGGAACGCTAGACAGCGATGGACAGCGCCATAGCGCGAAAGTTGCATGGCGTGCTCTGGCGCAGCTTCAAGAAGAATTGATGCGGGAGACAGGCGCTCCTGTTCCTCGTAACGCCCGGAATTGGCGGGATGAAGATTACGCATTCCCCTTGGCTGACCCGGATGGTGATTAATGAAACCGCGTCGCCATTTGATTTTACCCGACACACAGATCAAGCCGGGAGCGCCGACCGATCATCTTGAGTGGGTTGGTCGTGCGATTCAGGACTACAAGCCGGATGTGGTTGTCCACCTAGGCGACCATTGGGACTTCGAAAGTCTGTCCTCGTGGAGTTCGCCAGGGTCAATCGACCTTGAGGGCTTGCGCTATCAGGACGACCTTGATGCCGGCAACGAGGCCCTGATCCGACTTCACGATGCCATGACTGGCTACAAAGGTCGCAAGGTCATCCTTCGCGGCAACCACGAATGGAGGCTTGAGCGCGCTATCTCGGCCAGCCCGAAGTGGGCTGGGGCGGTTGGCTCGCATCAGTTTGTAGATCGCAAGCTAGGCTGGGAAGTCATCGACTACGTCCACGGTTCGCCCGGCGCAGTGGTTATTGATGGCGTGACCTATGCCCACTACTTCGCTAATCCGAATACAGGTAAGCCGATCAGTGGGACGATCAGCAACCGGCTCGCCAAGATCGGCACGACGTTCGTGCAGGGGCACGTCCAGGGTCTACAGCAGGGCTCCGTACAGTACGCCACAGGCCAGATGCGTCACGGTATCGTCGCTGGCAGTTGCTATCTCCACGACGAGCCCTACAAGGGCATGGCTAACTCGCACTGGCGTGGCATTGTGGTGCTCAACGAGGTTCGCGATGGAACGTTCTGCGAAATGCCTCTCACGCTCGACTACCTTTGCCGAAAGTACGAAAACCGTTCGCTGGCCTCATACCTGAAGCGCCAATACAAGAATGCAGAGATCCGGTTCTCACTGGCACGCGTGGCCTAAATGTCCGCTACCTGATGCCATAACCAGCTTTACGTACCACGAAGCGTACTTATCCTTGAATAACCTGAACCGTTATTCAAACTTACCCACCGAGGATCGCTGTCATCACGACCATTGCTACGAAGGACGGGGTGGTTGCCGCTGACAGTCAGGCCACGGGCAGTTTCAAGTTTCCGTGGGGCGAGAAGGTCCGGATGGTCAAGAGTGGCCCATGGGCAGGATGGATCTTCTGCGCTGAGGGCCGACTCGATTACGTCCATGTGGCTTTCGCTCAGGTCTTGTCGGGGGAGTTCTCCCCGGTGTGCGCCACGGATGACCCTGACGGCGGCAGTTACCTGCTGGTCGGCAAGTCCAAGGTCTACTGCCTGGAGGCGGACAAGATGATCCCGTACAAAGTAAGCAAGACGTTCGCTATCGGATCGGGATGCAAGTTCGCTATGGCCGCGATGGCCTGCGGTAAGACTCCGGCTGAGGCCGTGAGGATTGCTTCGAAGCTCGATGTCTATACAGGCGGTGCAGTGCGCACCATTGCCGTATGAGAGTAAGCGTCGGTTCCCACGTGCGCCTTTCCTATAGGCTTCGTGGCGGCGACGTTACTGGGACGGTGGAATACAGGGATGGCGAATACGTCTGCGTCCGGATGAAGCGGTCTAAAGCCATTTTTGAGGTGTACGACTGCGAACTTACTGTGATACGGGGACGTGTCGCACACTCAACTAACAGGGGTAGGCATCCATGATGCTTTGGCAGGATCACGTCGTGGATGCAGCAAAGGTTGCCCCAACAGTAGCGTACGTCGGATCGACCGTCGCTGGGGTGTAGTGGGGCACATTGGCGAGCATTCTCGCTTGCGTGTACTCAGGGCTTATGATCGTGGATTTCCTCTGGCGAAAGTGGGTTCGTCCCTTCTTGGAGCGCAAGAGTGTCGTTACGCCTAAGCCCTAAAGCACTTGCGGCCTTCACTGCCGCCGTAGTCGCCGCAGCCGCAGCCTTTACCCAGCCATGGGAGGGTACGGTCTACGAGGGCTACTCGGACGTTGTAGGGGTTACGACGGCCTGCACTGGGCATACGGGACCCGAGGTGGTGCTGGGTAAGCACTACGACGATTACCAGTGCAACCTCTGGTTCCAGCGCGATATCCGAATTTCGGCTTAGGGCGTCCTATCCTGCGTACCAGCGGAACGGATGACGGTTAACCAGGCCGCGAGCTTCACGAGCACCACGTTCAACATCGGAGTGTCCGCCTTCTGCGGCTCTACGATGGCGCGCAAGGCTAACGAGGGCGACCGTGCCGGCTCGTGCAAGGCCCTTCTTATGTGGGTCTACGCGGGCGGACGAAAGATTCAGGGGCTGGTCAATCGCCGCAATGCTGAGTATCGACTCTGTATGACGCCGTGACTGGATACTTCCGAATCCTGCCAAATTGACTGGATTATGAGCGGATTCCTCCAATCGAAGTTCCAGCTCGCCTGTGCTGCGTTCCTTACCGCAACTGGCCTGCTGATATTCCACCTCATCGACTCAGCCCAATGGTCGAGCACGACTACTTGGGTACTAGGTTTGTACTGTTCAGCGAACGTCGCTGAGGCGGCAGTCACTAAGAACGCTACTCAAGGATAAGCATGTTCGGAATGCTAACCAATCTCGCCAAGGCCGCCGTTGGCGTGGTCACTGCACCGGTAGCAATGGTTGCCGACGCCGTGACGATGGGCGGAGTCCTCACCGATAGGCCAAAGTCCTATACGGGAGACCATCTGAAGGCAACGCTGGATTCACTCCAGAAAGCCATCGACCCAGAGTAACGAAACATGAAGCTGCGTATCGCGTTCTACCTCGTCCTTATCTTGGCCACGGTAGCTTGCGCTACGCATTCACCGCGAGAGGACTTGCTAAGTCGAAGTCGAGCAGTCGCCCTCCGGCTTGAAATGAACGGCAACGGGGTGTGTAGCGGTACGTCCATTGGCCCACACCTGATCCTGTCGGCGACGCACTGCTTCGCTGATCTGGAGGAACTGAAGGTCAACGACAAGGTAGTTCACGTCTAGAAGCGACTGGACGACGGTAACGACCACACGATGCTGGTTGTGGATGCCACGTTCACTACCTGGGCATCGCTTGGATTTGCTCCAAAGCCGGGTGATGTGGTGTTCCTCTGGGGCCAGCCGGCGTTCCTCAACTTCCTCTACCGCGAAGGCCATGTTGCCGGACACGACGAGAAGGAAGGGGTTGTAACGACGATCTACGACATCAACGGGTTCTATGGCGACTCCGGGTCGGGGATCTTCAGCGAGTCGGGGTAGGTGGTTGCGGTGACGAGCTATGCCGTGGTCATCAACTATCAAGACACACAATTCAAGCTCATGGGTTCCATTCCGATCATCTTCACGCCTGCGCAGTATCAAGAGGCCGGATATGTGCCAGCTAGCCGTTAACTTGCTCACCCTGGCAATTGCCTCGGCCGTATTGGTGATGGTTGGCCTCGTGGGCTGGGGTAAGGGTGACGAATGAAATACGTCTACATCGCCCTAGGCATCGTTCTTCTGTGGAGCGCCAGCCTGCTATTGGCTCACCATCACGGAGCGACCAGCGAGCGACAGGCGCAGGCTCAGAAGACAGCAAAGGTTGTAGCCAAGAACCACAAGAAGCGAAAGCAGGTTGAGGACACCGTAGATGCGCTACCACCCGCCCCGACTGTACCTGTTCGCGATGTGCCTCCCGACTCTGCTGCTGGCAGGTTGCGCGACAACTGGAGTAGGGATTAACGGCTGCGATTGGGCCAAGCCCATCTATGTATCCCAAGACGATGTGCTGACCGATGGCACGGCCAAACAAATCCTAACCCACGACGAGACTGGCAAAGCCATCTGCGGCTGGGGCAAATACAACCAAACCAAGGAATGACTATGCAGGGCGACCCGAGTTGGATCACTGGACCGGCGATCACCATCGTACGTACGTTTAACGGCTTCGCTGTAGTGCAGAGCCCATCGGACCCTGCCGCACAGTCACTTGTCTTCGGACTGTGGGACGACCTGTCCTACTACCTCAACGGCCACTTTGCGAATCCGCCTGCTGCATGAGCGGCAAGGGCGATGACCGTCGTCCTGCGACTGTGGGCGAGAAGGAGTTTGCGACCAACTGGGATCGCATCTTCGCCAGACAGATGGACGAGGCACATAAGGCTTCCGCCGACGTATTCCTGCACGGTATCGGCGCTTACACGGTTACAGATGACGGCATTAAGCATGTGCCTTATGAAGATTTGATGGGGAGTGGTGTAACCGGCAGCATTTCTGGCTCTAACCCAGAAGGTCCCAGATCGTCTCTGGGCTCCCCCGCCATCTACATCAACGCCGACACTGGCGAATAGGTCGACGAGAACTGGTGGCCTACTATCGAGGAACCGCGATGATGTACGGCCTCAAGATCGTTACGGCGTTCCAGAACGTGGAGTTGTCTAAAGCCCTGGCTGATCGCATCCTTGCATATCGCGAGAGGCATCGCGTACCACCCTGGGAGTACAGCCCCGATGAGGTCAAGGTCTGTGACCTCGCCCGCCAGTGCTATGAGTCCGGGCTCAAGATAAAGCTCATTAAGCACATTGAGCCGAATCCCTGACCCAATCGGCTCAGTTCACGTTACGTGAACGTGCATAGATTCTGAATAGAGTATTCGTTGTGGCCCAAGGGCTAGCGGCGAAGTGGTGAATAGAGTTTTGTACCAAGTCGCAATCTAAACTAGAGGTGAACAGACGTGGCAGGTAAAGGTGCACCCAAAACTGGTGGACGCCAGAAGGGTGTCCCGAACAAGACCACTGCGACGCTGAAGGAGATGATCCTGTAGGCGTTGGACCAGAAGGGCGGCGTCGCCTATCTTGTGACGCAGGCTGAGTCGTCGCCTACCGCCTTCATGACACTGCTCGGCAAGGTTCTCCCCACTCAGGTGACCGGTGACCCTGACAATCCGCTGGTGACGAGCCTGACACTCTCGTTCGTCAAGGCTGAGCATGATCGAGTTCCCTGACAAGCTTGAGGGCCTGTTCAAGCCGGCCCGCTACAAGGTCGCCTACGGTGGCCGTGGCTCGGGGAAGTCATGGGGCTTCGCTCGGGCCATTCTTGCGCTTGGTGCCTAGAGCAAGATCCGCGTCCTATGCACTCGCGAAATTCAACGTTCGATTAAGGATTCGGTCCACAAGCTACTGGCCGACCAGATTATCGAGATGGGCCTAGGCGCGTTCTACGAGGTCTAGGCGACGGTCATCAAGGGACTGAACGGCACGGAGATCACCTTCGCCGGCCTGAGTGACCAGACCGCCGAGTCCGTGAAGTCCTACGAGGGCGTGGACATCGTGTGGTGTGAGGAAGCCCAGGCGATCACGGAGCGGAGTTGGAAGATCCTGATACCGACCATCCGCAAGGACGGGTCCGAAGTCTGGATCACGTTCAACCCGGAACTAGACACCGATCCGACGTACGTACGCTTCGTGGAGAACGCTCCCGAAGACTCGTTCGTCGTGAAAATGAACTACTCGGACAACCCGTGGTTCAACGGCATCCTTGAGGCCGAGCGCCTTCGCGACAAGGAGATGCTGACCAAGGCCGAGTACGACCACACATGGGAAGGAATCTGCCTGCCTGCCGTCTCCGGTGCGATCTACGCCGACGAGATAGCCAGTGCCAAGGAAGCCACGCCTAGCCGCATCTGCGACGTGCCGTACGATCCGGCCCTGAAGGTCCATGTGGTGTTCGACCTTGGCTGGAACGACCAGATGACGCTCATTCTGGTCCAGAAGCACCTTAGCCAGCTTCGTGTGATCGAGTACATCGAGGGCAACCACAAGACGCTGGACTGGTATTCGACCGAGCTTAAGACCCGCAAGCACAACTGGGCCACGATATGGCTACCGCACGATGGCGAGAACCGGGACTTCAAGACCGGCAAGTCATCGCAGGAAATCATGCAGGAGCTTGGCTGGAAGGTATCGATCGTTCCACGGCTAGGCATCGAGGAAGGCATCAGGCTGGCCCGTAGGCAGTTCGGATAGGTCTACTTCGACAAGACCAAGGCTGGACCTCTGGTCGAATGCCTGAAGCGTTACAGGCGCGCCCTGCCACTATCCACCGGAGAGCCTGGCGCTCCGGTGCACGACCAGTTCAGCCACGGAGCCGATGCGTTCCGCTACCTACACGTCGTCGCCCCGAAGCTCTCTAACGAGGACTGGGGCGGCAAACTGACTTACAAGACACTGGCGACCGCTTAATGGCAGAGAAATCCAAGAAGATGACGGACGGCGAGTTGTGCGCCCTCATCGACCACGAGCGGGCTAACGGCATCGGGTACGCGGACTAGTTGTCGTCTGACCGCACGCGGGCTATGGCGTACTACTTGGGCGAGGCGTCGCACGAACTGACCCCGCCTGACGTGGATGGCCGGTCCAAGGTTGTCAGTAAGGATCTGCTGGAAGTCGTCGAGTCCGCCATGCCGTCGCTGATGCGCATGTTCTGTGGTGCCGATGACGTGATCCGCTTTGAGGCAGAAGGCCCCGAGGACGAGAAGAACGCCAGCGACGCCACGGAATACTGCGGCTGGATGCTGTTCCGCAAGAATCAAGGCTTCACGGTCCTGCACGACGCCATCAAGTCGGCCCTGATATCCCGCATGGGCGTGGTCAAGGTCTACTGCGAGGAAGCGTGGGACGAGCGTGAGGAGCACTACGAGTACCTGTCGGGGCAGGATGTCCAGGCGCTTGCGGTTGACGAGAACGTGGAGATCGTCGAACAGGTGCAGGTCATGTCTGTCGATGTCGCGATCAGCCAGTAGGGCCAGCAGGTCGCCCCACAGCAGCCGTACTTCAACGTCACGGCCAAGCGCAAGGAAAAGCAGCACAACATCGTGGTCGAGGGTGTGCCACCCGAGGAAGTCTGGTTCAGCAAGGATAGCCGCGACATTGAGAAGCTTCGCTGCGTGGGCCAGAACACCGAGCGCACCGTCTCCGACCTGCTCTCGATGGGCTACGACAAGGACAAGGTCGCCCAGATCCCCACGGGCGACGATGAGGGCGACACCTACGGCGAGCGGCTGGAGCGCGAGTCCTACGACGGCAGCTTCACGGTCTCCGAAGGCGACGATTCCCCGGACCCGAGCCAGCGCGTGGTGACGTTGCAGCTCGTGTACATCCGGGTTGACGCGGATGGTGACGGCATTGCCGAGTACCGTCGCATCGTCAAGGCTGGTACGGTCATCTTCGAAAACGAGATCGTTGACGACCACGAGTTTGCCCTGTGCTGCCCCAACCTCATGCCGTACAAGCTCATTGGCTTGAGCATGTGGGATCTGACCGAGGACATCCAGCGGATCAAGACGGCAGTAACCCGGCAGTACCTCGACAACCTGTACCTTGCGAACAACCCGCAGAAGGTGGTTGTCGCCGGACAAGTAAACCTCGACGACCTGCTCAACCCGCGCCCAGGCGGCATCATCCGTGCCGAAAACCCTGACGCCATCCGCGAGCTGGTGACGACGGATATCGGCCAGAACGCCCAGGCTGGCATTAGCTACTTCGATAGCGTGCGAGACAACCGCACGGGTATCCGTCAGTTCTCGCAGGGCCTTGTGGGCGAAGAACTATCGAAGTCCCAGATCGGCTCGGAAGGCGTGGCAACCCTTCAGGACCAGGCAGACCAGCGCCTTGAACTGATCGCCCGCGTCATCGCCGAGACGTTCATCAGCCGCGTATACCGCCTGCTGCTCAAGAACGCGACCCAGTATCAGGACCGTGAGGCCCAGATCAAGGTCAACGGCAACTGGATGGCCGTCGATCCTCGGGCGTGGAAGAACAATTACTCGATGTCCGTGTCTATCGGTATCGGCACGTCGAGCAAGGCCAAGCAGATCCAGAACGCCATGATGCTGCTCCAGATCCAGCAGCAGGCAGCGCAGTACGGCCTCGTGCAGCCGCAGAACGCCTACAGCAGCCTGGAAGACCTCCTGGCGGCGATGGGAAAGAAGGACGTAGGTCGGTACTTCACCGCTCCCGGCGAAGGTCCTCCTCAGCAGGACAAGCCCGATCCGGCGCTACTCAAGGTTCAGGCCGAGTCGCAGGCCAAGATGGCCGAGCTTCAGCAGCAGGGCCAGTTGCAGGCCGCCAAGCAGCAGGGCGACGTGGAAGTCGAGCGCATGAAGCAGCAGTTCCAGGCCGAACAGGCTCAGGCCGAGACCCAGCTTGAGGCCCAGCGTAACCAGCAGCAGATGCAGAACGAGATGGCTCTGGCTCAGTTCAAGGCCGAAAAGGACTACCAGCTGGCCGTGCTGAAGATGCAGATGGACCACGACAAGGCTATCGAGATCGAGCGCATCAAGGCCGAGTCGGCCATTGCATCCGCCCAAGCTCGCGCCTCCGCTGACGCAGCCTTTGCCAACAAGGAAATCAGCTATCAGCAGGCCCACGAGGACGAGGCATGACCGACATCACCGAAGCCGAGATCCAGCGTGGGCAGAAGGCCGCTCAACTGCTCGCCGAGCCCCTTCTCGCCGAAGCCTTCGCCACATTCGCTAACGAGGTACAGGAACGATGGAGCAAGTCGCCGGCAAGAGACGTGGAAGGCCGCGAAAAGTTGTACCTGATGCTGAAGGCATCCGAGAGAGTGCAAGCGCACCTGTCGTCGCTGATCGAGTCGGGGAAGATGGCAGAGGCAACGCTGAAGATGCGCGCGGCCCAAGTAACTGGGCGGGCCTCTGTAGCGTTCTGAGCGGAGTTGAGTGCCTTGTGCGCCCGCTGACCGTGTGTCGCATCTGGGTTCCGTTCGAATGCCAGGAGACGTGGACTGGGGCCCGCTCAGGCGCTCCGGTAGTAAGAGGCAACTGGAAGGTCCTGCTCAACGACGGGACCACAATTTCACCCTAACGAGTAACCACCATGACCAATCCCACCGGGGAAGTCGATAACACCGCCATTGAACCTTCGCAGGGCATGACGGAAGACGAAATTCTCAAGCGCCTTGAGCCGAAGTATCCCGAAGACGAGTAGGGAGAGCCGGAGAAGGACGAAAAGGAGCCCGTAGAGGGCGAGGAAGCCGAACAGGAAGAACCCGAGGGCACGGACGACGACACGACGACTCCCGAGGAAAAGGAAGCCGCCGCAGCCAAGGCCAAGGAAGACGAATGGCTGACCAAGACCAAGAAAATCACCGTCCAGGGTGAGGAACTGGAAGTTACTGTCGATGAGGCCTTCAAGGGCTACATGCGGCAGCAGGATTACACCCGCAAGACGCAGGAAGCTGCACAGCTAACCTCAGCGATCACGCAAGAACGCCAGTTCGTTAAGCAGGAATACGAGAACCGTATCAACCAGCTGAACGTGTTGGGTAGCGTGCTCTATCAGGAGCTTGTAGGGGACCAAGCGAAACTTGCCGAGCTAGCCCAGAGCGACCCGGCTGCATGGGTCGCAAAACAGCAGGAAATGGCGTCCAAATCGGCACGCCTCAACGAGATCCAGCACCACCATTCCGCCATCGAGCAGATGAAGAAGAACGAAGCGGCGAAAGCCCGCGACGAATCTCTCCGCGAGAACGAGGAACGTCTGCTTGAAGCGTTGCCTGAGTGGCGTGACCAGACCAAACGAGCAGCAGCCCAACGCGATGTGGCTGACTTCCTCGTCCAGAACGGTTACAGCCCCGACGAACTGAGCGAACTCATCGACCATCGTGCCGTTCTCATCGCCCACAAGGCGGCTATGTGGGATCGCGCACAGGCAGTTAAGCAGAAACAGGTAGTGCAGGCCAAAACCCCGCCCAAGGCGGTCCAGGCCGGCAATGCCAATACCCCCACAAACACGCCAGCACAGAAACGGGCCGACGACCTAGCCAAACGCGCCAAGCGCACCGGCAACGTCGATGACGTAGCGGCCTACCTGCTGGCCCGCTCTAAATAACGAGGATAGCTAAGTGACCATTGTTGCCAATACCTTTACCACCTACGCCGCCATCGGCTAGCGCGAAGACCTGTCGGACGTGATCGATATGATCTCGCCGACGGATACCCCGTGCTACTCGGCGCTCAAGAAGTCCAAGGCTAACGCCCGCTTCTTCGAATGGCAGACCGATGCTCTCGCTGCTGCGGCCAACAACGCCCAGCTCGAAGGCGATGACGTTGCCAGCTTCACGGCCGTTACCCCGTCGACCCGCTGGGGCAACTACTGCCAGGTCTCGACCAAGAACTTCATCATCTCCGATACCGAGGAAGTGGTGGACAAGGCGGGTCGTAAGTCGGAAATCGCCTACCAGAAGTCGAAGAAGCTCAAGGAGCTGAAGCGCGACGCCGAGACGGGTATCGTTCAGAACGGCACGAACAACGCCGGTTCGACGACCGTCGCCCGTCAGACCCGTGGCCTCGCTGGCTGGATCACGCAGGGTTCGGTGGGTGCGGGCGCGGGTGCATTCCCGGTCCCGTCCACCAACACGGCTGCTGTAGCCGGTACGGGCCGCGCGCTTTCCGAGGCACTGGTCAAGTCGGCGATGCAGACGGCCTATACGTCTGGCGGCGCTCCGACCCAGTTGCTTGTCCGTCCGTCCGATAAGGTGATCGTGTCCAGCTTCACGGGCAACGCCACCCGCTTCGAACAGGCTGACAGCAACAAACTTCATGCGGCCTATGACGTGTACGTGACCGACTTCGGTTCGCTGAAGGTGGTTCCGGATCGCTTCATCGATGCGGCTGCTTACCTGCTCGACTACGACCACGTCAGCTTCAAGACGCTGCGCAACGTCGAGGCCAAGCCGCTGGCGAAGACGGGCGATGCGGAGAAGATGCTTATCACCTGGGAGTACGGCCTCCAGATGGACAACAAGGACGCCCACGCCCAGATCCGCGATCTCACGTAAGTCACTGCAATGTGGTTGGCCCCCGAAAGGGGGCCTTCCCTTGGGAGTCAAGAATGTCCTTCAAGTCCCCTATTACGTGCCTCAACATCGACCTGCCAGGTATCACTGTGGCATCTGGTGCGACGACGGCACAGACAGCCATCCCGAGCAACTCCGCTGGCGTGGTTGCAAAATACGTCCGTGTCGCGGCTACCGTTGCCGCACACATCCGATTCAACAAGACGACGGCCGTTGCCACCGCTAACGACCTTCTGCTAATGCCAGGCGATGCGGTTGTCATCAATGTCCAGAATTACGACGTGTTTGCCGTCATTCAGGACGCCGCCGGTGGCTTCGTCAACGTGGTTCCTATCGAATGGGCCTGATTAAGACGCAGGTCTCCTTCGACGGGGACGATATGACCCAGAACCGGGTTCAGGACATCGAGCCTATCCTTGACTCGTGCGCCATGCTCCGCTCTGTCGGTGCTGTCGGATCGTCCGAAATGAAGCACGCCATGCGTCTGCCTGCCGTTTTCGTGGAGAAATACCTCAACGACCACGGCATCACGCTCCACGAGTTCGAAGTGAACCCCGAACACCTCAAACGGATCATGAATTCCTCCGAATTCGCCGCTTTTCGCATCTGGCAGGGTAAGGTCTAACCGTG